TATTGGCAGTCTGGATCATATTCATGTTCGGAAAGGTGATCAATTTTTTCTTGTTTTGCATTTACAACTCCTCGTTGTTTTTTTAATGATTGTGTATGTTCATTAATTTCAGTTTGTATTTTACTATGTTCTTTAACTTTATCATTAATCAATTTAATATCATATATTAATACTGATGTTTCATTATCATCAATATTTTGTATTAAATCATCTATAGTTGTTTCTAATGATTCGATATCAGTTTGTAATGTTTCTATTTTTGTAGTTAAAGTTTTTTCTTGTTTTTTTAATAAATCTATATTTGGGCCATCATATGTAGTTGCCAACTTAGATTCGATTAATTTAAGAATTTCTTGTTGTTTTGTGTTTCTGGATTCTTGTGAATTAGTTTCTATAGTTTCTAAATCAATTATATCTTGTTGATATTCTGTTATAATGTTTTGTGCATCATTAATAATTGTAGAAAAATCCGTTTTCTTATATTCTTTTAATTTACCTGCAGTTTCTTTTATTTCTTCATTAGCTAATTGATATAATTGTTCAAATACTGTAATATCTAAAAATTGCGATAATAAATCTTTTCGTTCTCGTTGTGACTTTTCAATAAAATTATTATTGTCTGCTTGTAATGAAAATGCAGTTAAAATAAAATCATCATATGTGCCTAAATATTTACGAATATTTTTATTTGTTTCACTACGCTCTTCACCATTTAAATTTTCTGTTTCTGTATAAAAATCAACATTAACTTTAACATGTCCGTTTTTATTTTTTATACCTTCACGAATAATAATGTATATAGTTCCATTTAATTCAAAAGTAAATTTACCTCTAAATGATGATTTTTTATTATTTAATACTTCGTGTGCTTTACCTGTTTTACTACATTTATCAAAAATAGTATATGTTATTGCATCTAGCAATGAAGATTTACCACTTGTATTTGCAGCAAATAAACCACATACATCTTTAAGATTTGTAAAGTCAATTGTATTTAATTCGCCATATGAAAACATGTTATCAAATTCAAATGATACTGGGTGCCATGTCATATGTCTAACAGATTCTACAGCAGGTAATTTTGAATTAACTGTTCGGTTAATATGTCTAATTGCATCCATTTCTTCTGCAGTTGCTTGTGGAAACGTAGTTGCAATATAATCTGATAACAATGTGTTTTGATATTCAACGTCTCGTACATTTCCAATACTAATTGATGTATTAGAATTAGTAGTTAATCCGGTTGAACTTCTTTGAATTGTAATATCTTGTACATCATAACGATTGCGTAAATTTGCAATCAACTTTTTCATATCAGCTGCTGACGTATCTTTAAATTTAATTCGAATTCGAGGTTTATTCGGCATTCTAATCGGTGCATTAACAATATTGGTATCTTCTACTTCTAATGTTACATATCCATAATCATTGTGAATTTGTACAAACTCAGCACTACTTGTTTTTAAGTCCCATACTAATAATCCATGGTCTAATGCTTCACCATGATTTTGTTGTATTAAAGAACCAGGATAAGCAATAGTTTTTTCATCATTTAAAAATTGAGCTGGTTTATGAATATCTCCTAATAACGTAATATTATGTCCGTCAAATAATTCTGTAGTTACATTTTCATTTGTAATTTGATATCCGATATCTGTTTTGGCAGTATTCACAGCTCCGTGGTGTAGTGCAATTTTATATGGTGCATCAAATTGGTTTGCTCGAATATAGTCTACCGGGGCTACATCAACTGCCATATGATTAAATACAACTCCACCAATTTCAAATAATCCATTTTCTTTTATAAAAATAATATTAGGATTTTGTATTACATCTAATATTGGACTAATTGCATCTACTCGGTGCATATTATTTAAATTCATATCATGGTTACCTAATATAACTACAGTAGGTATAGTAAATCCATTAAAGAATTCTACAAGCATTTGAACTAACTCCGGAGACATATCTAATTTGCTATGCACAATATCGCCAGTTACTACCGCAATAGTTCCAGGTGTTGATAATTGCTCAATTTTATCGTGCATATTTTTAAATACTTCTCGATATTCACGATGGCGTTTCAATGTACGAATATGTATATCGCTAACGTGAATAATTTTTTCTAACTTATCATGATAAGTGTCTATATGTTTTATATCCATAACATACCTAATTTTATTTGCATTAAACGTTCAAATGTTAATACATTAGTATTATTAATAATTTCATTTATTTTTTTAAAGCCCACTTCTGAGGCATCTTGATTTTGTAATTCAATTAAATATACATTTAAACCTTCTCCCATAAATTTTTCTGCAATATCTAATGCTTTTTTAATTGCATCAGCATCTAAACATATATAAATGTCTTTTACTCGTTTTTCTATTATTTTCTTTTGTAGTGCAGGTTGAATAATTTTACCAAAAAGTGGAATTGCGTTACGTTTAACGGCAATTGCATCAAATGCGCCTTCACATAAAACAATTGGCTGAGACCAATTAATTGTCATGTCAAAACCAATTATATCTTTTGAAACATCTGGATTTTTATGTTTTTGTGAATCTGACTTATAAAATGCTCTAGACACAAAATAGTTTAATTGACCATTTACATCATAACTAGGTATAATTATTTTGCCGGAGTATCTACCGGCTTCGCAATATCCAATTCGATATTTAAGAATATCAAATATAGTAATTCCACGACCAGATAAATAATGCATTGCATTTTTATAATCAGGAGTTTTTTTAGATATCCATAATGGACGATATTCTTCAGGCAATGTTAACGTAACATGTTTAACATCTTGTTTAATATTAACACGATACTTGCTAGATTCTAATATTCGATTTAATTGTTCAAATTTATCTTTACCTAAATTTAATTGTTTAAATAAAGACGAAATACTACGTCCTTTTTTATCAGATATCCAACAATGCCATGGATTTTCTCCATTATGATTAGTATTGATATCAATTTCTAATTTAGGTTTATAATGAGAAACGAATGGAGAAAAGAATGCAATGTTATTTCCAGATGTCGACTTTCCTTTACCTAAGACTGATTCGATTAACTGTAATAATTGCATATTTGACATAATAATATTATATGAAATTAATTAACTAATTCAAAATAATATTAATTAATTATATTATTAGTCAGACACAAATTGACATTCGGTCTAACGATCGATTCAATAAATGAATCAATCTATTAATTAAATAACCTATTCAATTACTGAATGATATATTAAATATTTTTCACAAATCCAACCTTTAATTAAAAAAGTTACATGTTACCTTCGGTTCTTCACCACTTTTCAAACATTCTGCCATCCATTCCGTCGGAATATCTTTTTTTGCAACATGTTTTATACCCAGTTTATTTGCGTAAATTTCATACGTAGTTGCAGATGCTTTTGATATTTTTTGATTTGGATTTTGAAAAACCATTCGAATATCTGCTCCTGGATTCGAAGTTAAAACGTGTTTCATTTTAAGACGATCAGTTGCAGTCCATCGTCCTTTAGTTTCTACAAACATTAATTCGCCATTCTTTTTAGTAAAAACAAAGTCTGGGGTATACTTTGCTTTGCGCTCTGGTACTATATAATGTATGATTTCTGTCTCATATTTCAAATCATATTCTGTATTTTCTATTTGTTTTGAGACAGATAATTCCAATCCAGATTTATAACCGTATTTATAAGCCTCGCTGCGAGTTTTACTACCCGCAGAGTGCCAATGATTTTTTGCCATAATTAACTATTAATTTTAACTGTATTTGATGGAATCCATCCTTTATATCCATTTGTTCCAACAATATATAAATATGTAAATTTACGTCCCGAATTCGGATCTTCTTGTTTACTATATGCTCCGCGGTCCATTGGCATAGTTATTGTTTTTATATCGCCTACTTGATAATATTTTGATTCTTCTGGATATAACGTTGTTACAACATCTGTGACCCCATGATCGATTGTTCCCATTTTTCTATTGATATCGTCAATATCAAGTTGTTTTAATATAACAATTCCGGCATTTTGCATATTAGTACGTAATGATATTGTTTTGCCATATACAGACGACTTTCCTGAAATAATATATCCTAAATCATCTCTGGTTATGCCTTGATCATGTTTTTTAATTTTCTTATTATCTTGGTCTGTATCTTTTTTATTATCATCGGAATTAATTGATAATCTAGGTCCTTTAAGTATTCGATTAACAGCTGTTTTATATGATGTATCAGATAATCTAGATTTCATATCTAACCATTTTGTCGTACCCTTTTTTCTAGTATATACGATTTCAGTTTTATCATCTACGTAATATTCCCATGGATCGTTATCACTTAATGTAAATGGTTCTGTTAACTTAACTTGTGATGATCCTTCGAATAATAATGTTTTTAAATTAATCATTTTTAAACCGTTTTAAATTTTAGTTATACTAATTGGAACTATTTTCAAACCATGTTTTAATTTAAAATCACGGATCATTTGTTTATAATCGTTTATATATTTATCATCAATTTTAATACATATTCTAGATTGCAAATCTCCAATTATATCTTGTTCCTCATCGTCATCATCCTTGTCTTTAACTGGTAGTGGTCGAAATTTATTAATATTTGCTGCGGTATTATCAACTTCTATAGGTACAAAAGTTGATTGTTTATTTTTTTGGTTGAATATTACAGTAATTTTTTGTGCTGCTAATGCTTGTGGAGATTCAGGAACATTAGTTTGTGGTACTACTTGTCCTGTAATTTTAAGATTAACTTTATCTCGTAAGCCTGGGATATCTTTCATAAGTTGTGCTGCTAACTTTTCAGCTCGTCTTAATGCTAATCCTTTATTATCGTATCCTTGGTCATTTCCAACTGTCGATGCACTACCAATTATACTAATATCTAGTTTTGTTTTTGATGTAGGTAAATTAGCTAAAATATTTTTCAATTTTATATATTCTTTACTAGACGTATCAATTGTATCAGTACCTGTTTTAAATTTATCTTTATTTAAAACTATTGGAGTTGATATGTCATATGACACCTGATCTTTATAATAACCAGTTCCTTTACCAGAACCACCACCACGTTGACCACCGCCGCCAAAATTATCTTCAAATATTAATTTTTTTAAATTAATCATGTTTTATCCTTTTATTTATTTATTATATTCTAAATCTAAATCAATTTGTACTAAAAAATTTAAATCTACATCATCTCGTTTTTTTACTGGTTGTGCTAATTTTGCAACTGCAACTAAAACACCACCGGGACTATATAATCCAACCGTTGTTATATATGGAGAAAATACACTACTCGTTGTATATGTTTGATATGTTTCTAAATCATCTCGTAATAACGTTTTATTCAAACTCATATTAAAATCACCCGCAGGTACACGAGCAACAACAGACATTTCTGTAGTTTTAACTGTGCTTCGATAACTAGCAGTAAATGGAGTATTAATTAAATCTTTATATAAAATATTTGGACTAGAAATAATTACCATTCCTTGCTCATGATATACATTTCCAACAATATTTGTTTGCAACATAGAGCCGGTAATAGATCTATTACTTAACGCACTTATATTGCTAGTTGTCAATGACTTATTAAAGATTCTAATTTCATCTAGACAGCCCGTTAGATTTGAGCTATTAGTGCCAAACCCACCTATATACAATGGATCTGTGTTATCAATATATCCGCTAGCGGTTGCCCACGTATTTGGAATCACAAATGCCGGGTTACTAGCAGAATATTCTAAACTAGCATTTGTGTAAATTTGCATATAACTTTCAGATTTTTGACATATTATATGATTCCAACCATTTGGTAATATTGATGAAGTTATTGTTAATTTTAAATCATTATCAGCAGCTGCTGTAAATTTAATTTGATTACTACCACTCAACTCTAATTTAAATGGATATTGTTTATTAGATTGATTAGATTTAGCTAATATTAATTTATCTGTTCCTGAAAATGTAGATGCTGATATATAAAATGATATTGCAAAATTTCCATCTCTATTAAATTTTTGATCTAAATTTTGTTTTATATAACCATTACCATTAAATTTAGCCGATAAGCCGATTATATTAGATATACCATCATTTGTATTAACACCACCAGTATATGTCACATTCGAAGATTCATATGAAATTCTATTAGTATCAAAATATTCATTGAAACCTTCATAAAAAACAACTCCTGATACTATAGAACTAGAATTAATTGAAGTGTCATATAAATTTCCATATTTATCTGATTTTAAATGCATCGTATAATTTATACTAGATGACGCACCATATATACCCGCACCATATACTCCAGAACCATATACTCCAGAACCCGTTGTTATATTTGGAATAACTGTAGTTAATTCAAATGAAGTTGGTTTTATATATAATCCAACGCGTTTTCCTGGAAATGATAATATCGATGCACTTTGATATAAAAATTTTTTTATTTGATTTAAGTTAGAATTACCGAATGAATTAAATTGATTTTTTCTTTTATAAAATAAATGATTAACTGAAAAATATGTTACTGTTTGTAAAGAGTTATCGATATTTTTGAGATTAATATATGTTAGTTCGGTACCAAGTGGTGGTAAATCAGATATATCAGAATAAATTGCTGTTAGCGGTAATACCGAACTAGTAGCGCTACCAGAAGTTATTATCCAAGATTTATGTGATAAAAATGGTGTAAGATTTACATCATCTATATCAATACTTTTAAATACGGTAGCCGATTCATCTGAATATATTGAATCTAAATTAATAATATCGTTTGGCATAATAGTAAAAAACCCTGTTTATATTAAATAAATATAACAGGGTCTTATTATTGGTTAATTATTTTAAAAATCTAATTTAACTCGAATCAATGATTCTCTACTAAATGATTTTAAAATTGGTTGACTAACTTTTGCAATTGCTAATAATTCTTGTTGATCATTATATAAACCGATAGTTGTAATATAAGTTACAGGATCAGTTAAGAATGATGTTAAAACGTCACCATTACTTCCAGTAATGAAAGTTGGATTATTAGTATAATTAAATTGACCATTTTTAATTCGAACAAAGAAATGTGTACTTGTAATTTTTTCAGAATTTCTTGCTAAGAATCCAAATGGATCCGTAGTTGTAGGATTAGTAAGTGTTCCAGAACCAGATATTGATCTAAATAATGCAAAATGGTTGTTTGCTTCTATACTAGTTGCTTGACCTGTTTGGAAATTTAATTTTTGATCTAAAACATTTCCATCTAATATTACAGCACCATAATCAGGATATGATACACCATAATATATAGGAGTAGATGGGTTATGTACACCCGATGTAATTGAACCAGAAACTATATTATAAACTCTACCACCTGTTGCTGTAAATGAACCTGTATTAATACTAGAATCATCAATTAGTGTAAATACTACATTTGAACTTGAAATTGCAACACTACCCGTAGCATTAACCGGTCTAGAACCAGATATTAGCGCTAATGGAATTTCAAAATTTCCTGGATCTAAACGCTCTTTTAAACGGTTACGATTAAATGAAATTGCATATATACTATTAGTAGAACCAGAACCATATGTTGTAAATCTAGATGTTCCTGGTGTTAATAATAAATTTCTATACTGAGAATATATTGCTCTAGATGGTGAATCATTTAATTGACCTTGAGAATCCGAACCACTACCAAATGCATGACCATATGCTAACGAAAATTGTGCAGCAGACCCCTCAGCTGACGGAATTCCGTCATATACTTCAACATAATAACGACGTTGCGATGTAGTTTGGGCCGATGAAGAGAAGAATGTAGTTAATGATGCATCACCACTACTCCAAACACCACCTGTTACAATTTCAGTTTGTTGTTGCAATACATCTTCTGCCATATTAAATCTAGAAAATGTACCAATACCTGTTACTGCTTGTTGTAAGTATCGATTTGGAATATTTGGAAAATTACCTCCTGGTACAAATGCACCACGCGGTCCTCTGTAATTTACAGTATCAGCTGGATTAAATATTTCATTTGGATTGAATTGTGGGAAACCCCCATATGGATCTGGAAATTGCGATGGATTAAATGGATTAACGCCAATTGGAAAAGTAGGCCCTGAAATTACCGGTGTTGGTATTGATACTGGTGGTCCACCAACAATAGGAGGACGTCCTGTATTAAATGGCTCATCAAATACTGGATTAAATGGAACCCTAGGCGTAAAATCTGAAATTGGATCAAAACCATTCGCTGGTGTAAAAGTCTCAAATGTATCAAACGCGGTTCGCGGAAAACCTGCAGGTCTAAATGCTGCAGCTGGATTATACGAACCTCTAAACGTTTGACCGATTGCTGGGTATTTGTTTTTAATTAATTGTATCATATTTTAATCTTTTTTTTATATAATTATAAAGTAACACGTTTTACTGTAATTGCAATTGATACACTACCACCAGTTTCGTTACCTACAATTGTTACAATTGCCGATTTATCTTCTAATGTAGAAGCTAATCCTGTAATTTCAAACGAACGACCGGTAAGTGATATAGAAGATGCATCTGAATTTTGATAAAAAGTCGCAGTTGCACTAGCACCTGGGATCGGATCTACAACACGTATACCTAATACTGTATTATCAGAAACAATCGCAGTATATCCTAAATTAACATTTGCATTAGCAATATTAGTTGTTGATGGTTTTATTGGAGAAGTTTCATTATTTTTTAATACTATAGTAGTAGCACCAACAGTTACGATTGGAATTTTTTTAGCGCCTTTAGGTAATGTAACTAGTTTTGAACGTAATGCTTGAGTTTCATCAGGAATTGCTTCTAATACCGGCATATTTTCGATAATCGTACCATAATATGCAGTACCCAATGGGTGATCTGTATTCCATAATGTGTAATCAACTTCATCATCACCTAATGCAAATTGAGTAATTTTAAATTTGTCAGCTCCTTGTGCTAACAATTCACGTCCTTTTATAGTTAAAATTGCGTCTATAGTAACGCTCGAATTATTTAAATATCCCATAAATTCCTTTGTTATTTAATATAAATATATTGATTATTAATTTTTATTTTTTTTAAGTACCCGTAGGGTTTGTTGTTGTCGTATTATTAAATACAACTTGATTTGGATTAACTATTATAATTTCAACTACAGGTTTACCTTGATATGTATCAGGCGATGGTTGATTAAATCCTGGACTTGACATTTTAGATCCATTATATTTTGCATTAGCCATACCAGTAGGTTTAAAATCACTAACACTACTTTTCGAAGATGATATTGTATATTTAATACCACCTGAAATAAATGTTTCTATTTTTTTCAAAAATTCAGAATATACACTCGACGTAATTGCTGCTACAAATGGCTCATTTTTCCAATATGGCGAAGATCCTGTTATATAAGTACTACCAGATTTAATTAAATAGTTATATGAATAATTACTAGATTTATAACGTTGATCTGAACTTTGAGTTAAATAAAAATTCAATGTGCTATCAAACCCATTACTACTAAACTGTATATAATTAATATTAACACCACCAAATAATGTCGTAACAGATCCGGATATATAATTTATACTAGTTACATCAATTAAAGTTTCTGGTATAGCATCTGATGAACCAGTTACTACATATTGGTTTAATGATACATTAGCTACTAATTTGCTTAAATAATCACTATTAATAGTATTATCTGGAGAATCAATAGATGCCGATAATGTTAAATAATCACCATTTAATGGTTCGTCTGGTACTCGCATTGATGCTGATAATACAAGATACTCTGATGTTGCAGAAGCAGTTGCATATGTATCTACTTCATAATAATTAAATGTTCTACTAATAATTGGCATAGTAGCCTGTTTATTTCGTTCAAGAACATTTGGTTGTATTAAAATACCTGTTAATTTTTCGGCACGAGCAGGTAGTAATTGTTTTAATTGTTGAAAGAATGATAAATCAAACAATGTGAATATTCGTATATACGAATTCATATCATTCTTGTCTAAATATTTTTTCCAATATGCAGACGCAACTTGTTTTAATAATGGATATTCGGTACGACCAGCATCTCCAGGATCACCAATATATTGATCTATTTCCGTATATCCTAAATGAACAATGATATCTTCATTAATCATTGTTTGCGGTGAAAAATATACACCAATTCTATTGCTATCTAATGGAGCTAAATCATATTGACTAGTTTCAGCTCTTTGATTTACATATAAAGTATTTTCAATTAAATCATTTTGCTCAATACGAATTTTATTATCATCATTTGTTCCGACTGCTACAGAAATTCCATCATAATAATAAGTTTCTTCGATTGAATCATATGGTTCTAATGTTGTCCATAATGAGAATGATGCTGATACTGAAGATGATATTGGTTGTACACCAACCAAACTACCAGTTAAACTGTGATCTATTTTTTGAGTTAATGGTAATCTAAATAATAATTCATCATATGTAGACGTATCAGTATCATATGCCGCAGGTGCTTTTGTGTGATTCTCAAATGCAGATACAGATAAACTACCGCTATATAATCGTACTTCTTGTAATTGACCTACTAATCTAGAACCACTAGTTGTATCACCTAATATAATTGAATCTGGTGATGTAAATGATCCTACAACAGATGAAGAAACTGATGCAACTATTTTACCATATTTAGATTTTTTTACTAATAAATCTAATTTAGACCCACTTTGTTGTACTAATAACGATAACCAACCACCATCATATAATTCAATATTTCCGGTTGAAGAACCATTTATACTAATATTACCTTTATTACCGCTGCTAAAATTTAATGTAATAACATTTGAGCCTATAGTAGCCAGATTCATGGTACTTGGAATAGTAGGAGTTGTCACCACATTAGCAGTGCGGAAACGCATCTCATACGCGCCAATTGGTTGATTGTAATTAATCTTAACAGTACCCGAAGAATTATTTATTAAATCTAATGCATAATCAAAATTTAATTTTTCATATATAGGAATTCTATTAGTTCTAGGACCTCCATATTCGTTAATGGTTATGATTGATTCTGGAATTCCGTAACATGCTAATAAAGCTTTAACACTTCGCTTTGTTCCTTTAGATTTTAATATATATGGTAAATTATTAACAATTCGTCTCCAAACATGACTCGTCATTTCTTTACCAGGGACACTAGGATCGCCAACAGTATTAGAACCTGTTAATGGAGTTCCATATTCATCAGTTCCTAGAGAATATTGCCATAAATCTTGATATTGATTTCCTTCTTGTAAATTCCAACCAAATTGTTTAGCAACATATAATAAAAGGTCGTTTGGTACTCCAATTTTTGGATTTTCTTCTGATTTGTATATTAATGATGCTTGTTTAACATATGAATGTATAATGTCATAATGATGTCCTAACATATCAACAAATAATGTTAATTGATTATCTTCATCAATATTTCTTGACGAATCTGGTAATGAATATATTAAACGATTTAAATTTAATGAATCATAATACGACGCCGATGATATTAATGTATCATACCAATTAACAAACATACTACTAGTAGTAGGATACACTGAATATGGTTTTGATGTATTAGACTTTGGAGCAGGAAATACATAACTTCCTGTCAGCGCCGATACATTTGCATTTAAAACTGGTATGTCATGTGTAGTTAATATTGAAGATGATTCATAATACAAATAACGTTCAAACGCATCAAATTCACTAACTACACCAGTTTTTAATGTTACATAATCCGAAATATTAGTAGTAGCCGCAGAACCAGAAACAGACTGTAATACATTTATCTGAGAATTATAATATTCTAATAATTCTAATTTATATTTAAAATTATACACTCGTTGTTCAGCCGAACTATAAAATATAAAGTTATTAAAATCTCTATAATCTATATTTAATGGTACTCCTTCTAAACTTCCAGAAAAATAACGATCTAGTATTTGTTGCGACGTAGAAACAGATGATCCTAATAACTCATTAAATGATTTTAAATTAGTACCAGAATTAGGATTTTGTCCATCAACACTAACCTCAAAATTTGCATTAGCTAATTGTTTAACAGTTCGTTGTATATCTTTAGGATATAGCGATATAAAATCTATATGTGGTAATCGTTTTTCTTCAACTATCCAACATTTAAATTGAACTTCTAAATCGTCCGGTAGCGGATCAATTAGTTTAACATATAATAAATCACCGATTACTACACTATTAATATACGGTATTGTTTTATTTCTACTAAAATTTAATAAATACTGAGTATAATATTGTCTAGATGTTTGTGGTTGTTCTTTGTTTAATTTTGTATAATCTATAAACTGACGTTTACCTGCGGAAGATACATTTGGAATTAATTTTAACCTTATTTCCGTACGATCCGGTGATATTTCATCAATGTATAAATACTGGTTGTCATATGACCCGATACAGTTTTTGAAAAAGTTAACAACAAAACTAAAATTACCAACAGGTATGCCTAAACTTTTAAATTCACTAAATACATCCAAAATAATTGGACTTCCATTGAATTCAATTTGTTGGTTATGTTTTATTATTTTTTGTGAAAATTTTTCAGTTTGTTGTATAACTGTAGCATAATGATTACCAGAAATCCAAGTATCGCCAGAATATATATGTAATTCAACTGAAGGTTCTGTAAATTCTGTAGTAACGATATTTTTTTGTAGTAAATTTTCGGTGTTTGCAGAAAATCTACGAGCTGTATTTGGCCCAATTATAAATTTATCTTTATTTTTATATTGTTGCAGCATCGTTAATAACTTTATATTATCTTAGTTTATTTCGTTTTATTTGTATGTCTTTTTCAATCTCTTGTAATGACGCATCAGAAATTTCTTCAATTAACCAATATGATTGATCATCATTAAATATTGGCTCGGTTCCGCCGGAACTAATATCTATAGGCCCATTTACAAATTCGACAGCATATGTATCATTTAATTTTAAATCTTCTCGTCGTATGACTAAATCAAATTCGATTAAATATGGGCCATCCGTTTGACTTAAATAACCATAATCCCCATTTAACAAACTAAGATTCTCAAATAAATTAGAAATATTAATATTAAGATTTCGTAATGTATTACTTTCATTTAGTAATTTTACATTTAATTCGCGAAGCTGTTGAGCTTGTTGATTTAATATCGTAAGTTTAGAATTTCTTTGATTCTCTCGGGCTTGAACTAAACTTTCATATGTTGATGAGATTTCAAAACTTTTGGTTGGGTCTAATCCTATTATTCTCTCCGATACGATTGCATTCCATATACGAGGTTCGTTATTAGTCTTACTTAAAACACTAGATCCAATTGCACCATTTACATAATTAATTATTTTTTCATCTTGTAATTCTATTTCAGCATCTAATTGTTGTTTATTTTGATCATATGAAGTTTTTATTCTAGAAATTGAATTTTGAATTATGTATATTGAATCTTCTGCAATTTCTTTTTGTAAAAAGTAATTTTTAGATGTATTATCTGATGTAATGAGTGGTGCTGAGGTTCGTTCTTCTAATAAAGAAGGCAATGAAGTATCCGGATTAATTCGTATTACTCGTGCAATATAATTATTATATATATTATCCGATGTATATCGTAAAGAAATTTTAACTTTAAATCGTATATCTTTACCTGAATTCAACACATCTTCAGTTACAGTAAATCGGTTTGTTGTTAACTGCGGAGTCCCCTCTAATATAGTATCAAATTGTAATTCTTGAACTGATAATTCAACTTTAGAATCTCTAGTAGTGGTAGTCGAATTTGGTAAAAATTCTACTCGATTTCCATCAACCGTTCCATCTTTAATTCTAATAGATATTTCTGATTCTGATAATAATTTTGGTACTACTTGTTTATTTAATTTATATCTAGATTTTATAGGCTGATTAAGTTCATCAGATATGTTTAATTCATCTAATGTTATAGAATCTACATCTACTTCATCAACGACAAGTATTCTAGAAGGAAATTTATAATAACTAAAATTAGTTGTTAATACATTATTAATGTTTGAATTTACATATTGATATGTTATTGGCTCAATATATAAAAATTCATCTTTAACTTCTACTAAATTTCCACCATCATTCCTAGAAACTAAATTAGGATCTGCGGATTTTATTGATAAATTATTTATGTAATATGTTGGATCTAATGGCATACTATCTTACAACTTTAAAATAAACTGAATCTGTTACATATTGCTCGGTAAATCCATCTACTATTTTAAATTCTAAACGATATCTACGTTCTGGCATAAATCCGTTAAAATCTAAATGAATGAAACTACTTGTTGAATCGCAACTTATTTTAGTATAAATATTATCATATGGAATTATCGTTTCATCTGTAGCGGCATCTAATACTGTGTAATATGAAGCGCTAGGCAAATATTTTACTGTTTGATATGGAAATAAATTAGTTGGAGATTTTCTAGGATATTTATCTCTCGAATAAATTCTAATCTTTGCAACCTCATTATCTTTATATTGTTCTTTTATATTGCAGTATGTTATATATGATTCAGTATTTACTGCAGTAAGAGATCCTGTTGTAAATGTGCTGTTATCCCAGTACATTATTAATCTAGGGACATATACCGTATGACTATCTCTACTAAAATAACGTATATATCCTAGTACATTACCATTTGACTCATCAGCATCAGAAAATCTTAATAAAAATCCATGATTTGCAATAGATTGACCGCCACTACCAGAAATCCACATTTTTACAGCATCTGTTACATTGATATGTATATCAGTAGGTTGTAATGATTCAGAAACATTATTAATAAATCCATTTTCTATAGAAAACGTTTGATCATAATATGTAGCAGTGTTAGAAGATCCAGATAACCAACTACCACCTTTACCCGATCCTACTATATAAAATGAACTACTACCGAATTGTATATTCTGACTACCAGAAATCCAATTAGATCCAGATTTAGCATAATTCCATGTTACACCATTTTCTATAATATTTTCAGAATTTAAATACCCAGTACCATTATCCCAATCTTGTCCTAGTACATTTGTAGTTATGGTATAACTAGTAGGCAGTGAAGTTGCATTCGTTGTATATAATTTTAATAAGAATTTGCAATCATTAACTGATTTATTATATTTAGATAAAGACCCAGATATTTCATTCATATCAAATTTGATAACAGATCTGGATTTTTTTAATGTTTCGCCATCTGTACCATATCGTTTACCGATTTCTAAAACTTCATCAATACCTGTATTTGTTTCAGGTATTCCTTCATATAATATTGCATCTTTTTGTGAATAGAATATTCTAAACATTGTTGTTTCCTTATATAAGAACGTTACCCCGAATATCGAGGTAACTATTTCTATTATAAATATAAGGAATTAATAAGTTACGACTTGTCCTGTGATATCTGAATTTGGAAACTTAACTTCAAAAATACTAGGATCTAAACTAGGATAAATTATTCCCTTTTTTGTTGCAGAAACTAAATTATAAGCATTACCAGAATATCCTTTATCAGCATCATATAAATTTTTATATGTAACATTCATAACAGATTGAACTCCTTTTATATTTCCTATTATATTAATAACATCATATGTTAATACGGGTTGGTTAATTTGCCATTTATCAATATTAAAATATTTTTTTAATTCATTGATACAACGAAGCAAAACATCATTACCATTATAGTTAGGTAATATAGTAATTTGAAATTCAATACCAATATTAATAACAAATGCATCTTTAATATTTACTGCATCTGTTAACATACGATAATTTCCTAAATATGTTTTTAAATTTTCTTTAATTGCTTGGTTTAAATCAACTAATTGTTTATTTTCATTATAACCTAAAACATATAAATTCATTGCTAACGGATTTGCAATTCTATCTCTCGTATTTTGAGTTAATTGATCATCTGGTACAATATATGCTTTTGCGATACTTCCAAATTTGGAAGGCATTGAATAACAACGTATAATATAATCTTCACGTGTTACTAATCGATTTTGAGTTGCAAAATTTGCCATTGCACTATTTTTTACATCTTCCGCAGAATCTACTGT